TTATTAATAACACGGAGAATTTCGCTTTAGTCTTTGATGAAGATGCTGATCCTCTTGATTTAAAAGATCCATTTTATTATATTGTTTATTTGCCAACACAAAAAGTAGAGTTTGCTACTCAGTCTATTAGAGAAGCACANATGTCTTTGTCTGTATTAGANGAAACTTTNCAAGCATTGAAGCATACAGTAGTCAAACCAGAAGTAGTTCCTACTATTAATTAAGGTATAGACATGCGGGCAATTATTGATTATGATGTACTTTGTTATAGATGCGGGTTCGCTTCCGAACATACGTCGTATAATATCTTAGAGAAAGGTAGCGATATCAAAGTCTATACAGCTAATTCTATGAAAGAAGTTCATGCGTTTATTGGAGAAAGCCAAGACCTTTATCCAGTAAAACAAGTTACACCAGAACCATTAGCTAATTGCTTGCATTCAGTTAAAATATCTATACAAAGTATTTTAGATGAGGTTAAAGCTGTATCATTCTCTGGGTATTTAACAGGTAAAGACCAGTTTAGGGAGAAGGTAGCGATGATTAAACCTTATAAAGGTAATCGTGATCCTTCTCATAAACCGTTTTATTATAAGGAAATAAAAGAATATCTTATTAACAAATGGAAAGCTCAAGTTATAGAGTACTATGAAGCAGATGATGCTATGGCCCAAGAACAGTATAAAGATTTTCAACTACATGAAAGAATCTGTGGAGACACAGATACAACTAACTCACCCATACTATGTACTATAGATAAAGACTTAAATCAAATACCTGGTTGGCATTATAACTTTGTAAAGAAAGAAACATTTTGGGTAACAGAAGATGCAGCTTTGAGATTTTTTTATGAGCAATTAATAGCGGGCGATCCAACAGATAATATACCAGGAATCCCTGGGTATGGACCAAAGAAAGCTGCAAAAGCTATACTTAACTGCACAACAGGACTAGATATGTACACTACAGCAGTAGCATTATACACTGCTCACTTCCATGATGAGGTTATAGCACACGAAGCATTACATGACACTGCTAGATTAGTTTACATAATTAAAGAAAAGGGTATTGAGTGGGACCCTCCTGTATAATGAGTAAAACTAGAAAAGCTTATTCTAAAAAAGAATTAAGGTTAGATGAGGTAGTGAGAAAACCGACTGGATATGAACCGGTGGGATTGAAATTATGTCCTAGTTGTAGGGGGGCTTGTAATTATATAGATAAGCATACCCTACTAGTATGTGGTAGGTGTAAAGGTANTGGAGTAATTTAAATGACAGAGGTAGACCCGAATGGTTTGGAACTCAAAGCCCCTGGCGCAAAAGCTGATGCCGGAAAAGCTCCTATCTTCCGAGGATTGTTGGATTACTTTCCGAGAGCTTGTTTACAAGTGGCCTTGGTTAGCCAACGAGGGGCTTTTAAATACAGTTGGAAAGGATGGGAGAATGTCCCTGATGGCATTAATAGGTATAACGACGCTCTTGGACGTCACATTGCCTATGAATCAATTGAAGGACCGATTGACAGAGATACAGGATTATTGCATGCAGCTCAAGTTGCATGGAATGCGTTAGCCCGCTTAGAACTAATACTTCGAGAGGCAGAAAATGAACCGAAATAATACACCCGTCGTACACGACGAACGAGAGAATTATTATTTAATGAGAGATATGCTGTACAGTAGATTTGAGTTAAAAGTCTATAAACCGTTAACCTTTAGNGATGAGTTTGATATTGCTTCTAAATTGAATACGTTCTTTAGAGATATAAATGTCAAGTAAATCGAAGATCAAAGGCTACCATTATGAAGTATCAGTTAGAGATAAACTATTGGCTGAGGGTATTCCTGCTGAACGTGTTATTGGATCAGGTATGTTTGGCGGTAAGTACACTGGTGATGTCGTTATCCCAAATATTGAACACCCCGAATTTGTCTGCGAATGTAAAAAGAGAAAAGCTGGAGCAGGGTTTAAAGTTCTAGAGAAGTGGATGAAAGATAAAGATGTTATGTTTTTAGCACGTGACAGGCAAGAATCAATGGTAGTGCTTAGTTGGACTACTTATATAAAGTTAATGAAGAAATTTTATGGGTAAAGATAATGAATTAATATATACTAATCTATCTCCACATGGATGTAGAGATTGTGGGGAAATAAATAAAGATTATACTGGGGCGTTAACTGGTAGAAAGATATGTTCTGAATGCGGAGGTCTAGTATTAAATCTTCAAGAAGCATTTGATTACATAATGCAGTTACATGCGTCTATGGACGGTGCGATGGATAAAGAATGGTAAATAAACATACAGTTATACCTGATGGCCAGGTAAAGCCAGGAGTATCCTTAGATCATTGGAAATGGGCTGGAGAATATATTGCAACTAAACATCCAGATACTATTATTAATATTGGGGATTTTGCAGATATGCATTCTCTTAGTTCTTATGATATAGGACAGAAAGTCTATGAGGGAAGGACTTATAAGGCGGATATAGAAGCAGCACATTATGCTATGGAGTTGTTTATGACTCCTATAGTTAAAGAAATTAAACGCCTACGTTCTAATCGTAAGAAGCAATGGAATCCTAGACTTGTTATTACTCTTGGTAATCATGAAGATCGTATTACTAGAGCTATAGAAGCAGATCGTAAACTTGAGGGAACTATTAGTCTTGATGACTTACCTTATAAAAAATGGGGATATGAAGTAATTCCTTTTAAAGAACCAATTAATCTGGATGGAATTATGTATTGCCATTATTTTACAACGGGTGTTATGGGTAGACCTGTTACATCTGCTAGAGCACTAACAATTAAGAAACATCAATCTTGTGTGATGGGACATAACCCTGCTACTGAAATTGATATGTCCCAAGTCAGGGCAGATGGTACACCTAATTAGTATTTTTGCTGGAGCTTTTTACGCCCATCAAGAGGCGTATTTAGGAGTGCAGGGTAATCCAGTACATAGGCAGATATGGATGTTACATGAAGTACAAGATGGGTTCTTTTATCCTATGGCTGTAAGTTTAGAATATTTACGCAAGAGGTACGGAGAAAATAATTAATGCCTTACAAAACTGAAGAATTCCCAGAAGGTACACAACTGGTTAAACCTGATGGTAGTGCTTATATCTTTGTTAAAGTTGTAGAACCTTTAGAAAAAAGTGTGTATGTAGACCTTAATCAATTAGGACATGCTATGAATTTTAAAGGTATGGGTGCTCGCTTTCCTCAAGCATTAACTACAGAAATAGTACCTCATAACTGGTATACATTTGTAATGGTACGGCCACCACAACCACGTCAACCAAATGAACCAAAAGTATTACTTACCAACACCAAGTAAGTGGGATTTAAGATTTCTAGAACTAGCTAAACTAGTAGCTACATGGTCTCGTGACCCGAGCACACAGGTAGGAGCAGTCATAGTTAGACCTGATAAGACTATATGTTCTGTAGGGTTTAATGGGTTCCCTAAAAAAATGTTAGATTCAGAATATCTATATAACAACAGAGACGAAAAATATGGTCGTATTATACACGGAGAAATGAATGCTCTTTTACACACAAATGAAAAGGTTACTGGTTATACTTTGTATACGTGGCCTTTTTTACCTTGTGAAAGGTGCGTTGTTCATATGGCACAAGCTGGTATAACAACTGTAGTAAGTTACATATGCCCTCAAGAGAAAGAAGATAGATGGGCACAGTCGTTATTTAATACTAGATTATATTGTTTTGAAATGGGTATTAATCTAATAGAATATGACAACCATACTTGAGAATACTAAGTTAGATTTTGATGATGTCTTGCTTGTACCTAAGCGTTCAGACATATCTAGTAGATCAGAAGTAGTACTAAAGAGACATTTTAAATTTAAATACGCTTCATATAATATAGATTGTGTTCCGATTATTGCAGCTAATATGGATAATATAGGAACTCATAAAGTTGCTAGTGTATTCGATAACTATTCCATGCTTGTTGCGTTTTCAAAGTTTATTGATATAGGCCCGAACTATCATCCACATTTTCAATCTGTAGGTATAGGCGAAAAACTCCCTACTAGTCTCCACCCCTATACTGATATATGTATTGATGTTGCTAATGGGTACACTGCTAAGTTTGCTGATTATGTATCACAGGTAAGAGATTGTTATCCAGATAAAGTGATAATGGCGGGTAATGTAGTTACCCCAGATATGGTATACCACTTAATAGAAAAAGGAGCAGATATTGTCAAAATTGGGATTGGTCCAGGTTCAGTTTGTACCACAAGAAAAGTTACTGGGGTTGGTTACCCCCAGTTCTCTGCTATTCTCGAATGTGTTGATGCTGCTCACGGAGCAGGGGGACATGTATGCAGCGATGGAGGTATCAAAACTCCTGGAGACTTTGCCAAAGCTTTTGGAGCAGGAGCAGACTTCGTAATGGCTGGGGGTATATTTGCTGGAACTGATGAAACAGGAACTGAATTATATGGTATGGCCTCAGAGACTGCTAGGAAGCTACACTACGACCATCCAGGGGCTTACAGAGCTGCTGAGGGGAAGGTAGTTAGGGTTACCCCAAAGGGTCCACTAAAGAATGTCGTAGAAGAGAT